GAGGTCAAGATGACGAGTGCTGAGGATGCGTTAAAGCAGAAGGAGGCGTTGCGTCGAAAGATTGCGAATCGTGTTGAGGCTGCTAAGAAGAAATGAGTGCTAATGCTGAATTACTTGAGCTTTTAGATAAAAAGCAAAAGTATATTGATGAAAACAAACTTGAATATTACTCACCTTACCCATTTCAGGTTGAGTTTCACAATGATGATAGCCGATTTAGAAATAATACAAGTGCAAATCGCCCGGGAAAAACTTTAAGTGGTTCTGCTGAGATGGCTACTCATCTCACAGGGAAATACCCTTATTATTGGAAGGGAAGAAAATTCAATCATCCAATATTAGCAATCGCTAGTGGTAAGAATAACGAAAAGACGAGAGATTTGGTTCAGAGGGAATTATTTGGTGACCCTGCGAACGATAAGGACTGGGGACATGGATATGTACCAAAGGATGATATTAAAAATACAGTTAGAAAGCCCGGTGTTCCAGATGCTAAATATCACGTATATGTGAAGCATTACACAGAGGGTGTGTATGATGGAGATTCAAAGATTACACTTCTTGCTTATGATATGGGTAAGGAAAGCTGGATGGGGTTTGCTGCTGATATTGTATGGCTAGATGAAGAGCCTCCGGAAGATATTATGGGTCAGGCTACGCGCAGTATTGTAGATAGGGGTGGCTCTATATATATGACATTTACACCTGAGAACGGTCGTACACCTGTTTTGATTTCGATTGAGGAGAACTGGTCAAATCATCACGCTACGTGGATGGATGCTGCTGGTGAAGACTTTGATATTAGGTTAAGAAATGGACGAGAATTAAAATTTAGAACGATTTACGGAATAAATGGGCAGAAGGGTCATTTAACAGAAGAAAAGGTAGTTAATGCGTTAAAGGGAATGCTTGACCATGAGATAGAAATGCGTGTTTTGGGTGAGCCTATGCAGGGTTCTGGATTAATCTTTAGTTATCCGCAAGATCAGGTCATGTGTGAGCCTATTGAGATACCCGACCATTGGAAGCGGGTAGCCTCAATAGATTTTGGTGGTATTTCGCAAAAGTCTCATCCATCTGCTGCTTCATGGGGTGCTTACGATGAAGATAATGATATTATTTATATTTATGATTGTTTAAAGGTCTTTGCTAATAAAATACCAGATGTTGCTGCGAGGGTTATCTCAAGACCACAGTGGATACCGATGATGTACCCGCATGATGGTGAGAAGACTGTTGCCAGTGGTGGAACGGTTGCTCAGGAATACAAGAGGTATGGTGTCAATATGTTTCATACCCATATCACAAATCAAGACGATGAGAAAGGCGAAGGAAAGGGTGGAATCAAGGTAGAGCCTCAATTAGTCGATATGAACTCACGTTTTGCTGATAGGCGATTGAGAATTTTTAACACTCTTCCTGAGATTTGGGAGGAGTTAAGAAATTTCCACACAACGAAAACACAGACAGGAACGGTAAAGATTGTTGATAGAGATGACGATTTAATTGCAACAATCAGGGGTATTTGTACTATGATTAGATTTGCAGAGACAGAATCAGATATAGAAGACTACGCATTTGACGAATACGGACAGGAAGAAGGGAATTCAATGAGTGTTACTGGTTACTAAAATATGGCTACAAGAAACTCAATTACCGGCGATAAAATCAAGTCAAAGCCTAATTCAAGTGAATACATGGAAAATTACACAAAAATATTTGGAAAAGGAAAAAAGAAAAAACCCAAAGGGGCTGTAAAGTGAAAGAATGCACTAAATGGTTAAAAATGAAAGCGTATTCGTTATTCTCAAAAATGGTAAGCTCTAAAGTAAAAGGTGAAAAATGCTAGATGACCTGATTGAATTCATAGCCTCAGACAATATTGCAGAAAGTCTTGATAAAGATACTCTGACAACGATTGGCGCTCAGGTTGTCGATGGTTATGATGCAGACCGTAATGACCGTCAGCAGTGGGAAGATAAGATGAAGGATGCGATGGATTTAGCGTTGCAGAATTCAAAAGAAAAATCCTTTCCGTGGGTTAATGCTTCAAATGTGATGATGCCTATTATCACTGAAGCAATCATTCAGTATAACTCCCGCATGTACCCCGCTTTAATCCCCCCTGTTGATATTGTTAAAGGAAGAATTGTTGGTTTTGACCCTGATGGTGAGAAGCAGAATCAGGCAGTGCGTGTTTCAAAACATATGTCATATCAACTTCTTGAGGAAATGGAAGAATGGGAGGAGGAATTTGACCGTGGACTGATTATCCAGCCGCTACTTGGGAATATGTACAAAAAGACTTATTTTGACGAGAGTTTAAGTCGGAATGTCAGTGAGATGTTATCTCCGAATGAATTTGTGATGTGCAATAACGCAAAATCACTCGAAACTTCATTTAGAAAGACGCATTTCTTCGATGCCACTGAAAATGATATAAAAATTGGCATATTATCGGGTCAGTACCTTGATGTAGACCTTGGAAAGCCTCAAAAAGATGATTCTGATAAACCTGAAAGCCAGAGAACCTCTGAAACTGATGAATCAACACCCTATGTACTGTTAGAGCAACACACATGGATTGATTTAGATAATGACGGGCTTTTGGAGCCGTATATCTGTACGGTTGAGAGAAAATCCCGCAGTGTACTAAAGATTGTTGCCGGATACTCCGTTGAAGACATCGTTTCAGATGATAAGACAGTCTATGAGGTTAAGCAGGAGCAGTTCTTCACAAAATATGGCTTTATGCCTAATCCTGACGGTTCAGTAATGGATTTAGGGCTTGGACAACTTCTCTGTCCACTAAACAAACAAATTAATACCTCGATTAACCAGTTAAACGACTCTGGAACGCTGTCAATAATGGGAGGTGGTCTATTAGGAAGGGGTATAAAGATTAAAGGCGGAGAGATTAAGCGCCGCATGGGTCAATATACCTCAGTTCCTACCTCTGGGCAGGATTTATCCCGTAATATCGTGCATTTCCCAGAAGTTAAGCCATCACCAGTATTGTTTAATCTTTTAGGTATGATGACTACATCTGCACAGCGAATAGCGTCTACTTTGGACTCACAGGTAGGAGAAAACCCCGGTCAGAATCAGAAAGCAACAACGACTATAGCGGTTCAGGAGGAGGGTAAGCGGATATTCTCTGGAATCTATAAAAGAAGTCATCGCTCACTGAAAAAAGAGTTAAAACGACTATATTACTTAAATTCAGTCAATCTTGAATCAGAATCTTATCTGAATATCCTTGATGGTGTTCCGGTTAATGAAAGAGAAACGATTGGCGATAAGATAATGCGTGCTGACTACAATATGGAATCAGTAAACATTATTCCTGCGGCTGACTCACAATACACCTCTAGTCAGATGAAGATGGCAAAAGCAAACTCACTTATCGAAAAAATAGGCACAGGACTCGTCAATCCGCAGGTAGCGATGAAACGCGCTTTAGAGGCCGAAGAACAGCCTGGTATCGAAGAGATAATGACGATGGCAGAAAGACCACCACCATTTGAAGTCACGAAACATGAAGATGAGATGAAACTAGAGTATGCCAAGTTACTACTCGACACCTTAAACCATGAAAGCGAGTGGATTAATAATGAGATTAAGACGACTTCACAAGCTATATTGAGTATTGCAAAAGCTGAGGGAGAAGAAGCCGGTACTCAGTTAGCTGATTATAATGCCCAACTGAATACTTTAAGAGAAATGGCGAAAGTGAATGTCACGAACATGAAAAACGCACAATCACAGATGGCGCAACCACAAGAGATGATTAATGAGCAAAATAATAATACAGAGGCAGCAGTTAGACCTTAAACAGCCAACAGCAGAAGAATGTCGAGGATGGCTTGACCAGACAGTAGGAAAATACTTCAAAGGACAACTCTTTGAGCGACTTGAAGACTTGAAAGATAATTGGGCTAATGGTTTCTATACCGGCGAGTCCACAGAAGAAACGATACAGAAGAATTCAGAAGCAATCGGTAAGGCACAAGCTATTGCCGAGACGATATTAAATTTAGAGGAAATGACGATAGATGAACAAGATAGCGAAGATTGAGAAAGTTAAAGAATTACCCATAAAACCATGTGGGCATTATATCCTGATTAAGCCTGAACCTGTTGGAGAGTCTTATGGTGAGATGGGGATTGTCACAGGCACGAATAATCAGCATTCACGAGAGCATGTCGCCTCAGTCAGAGGCACTTTAGTTGCCGTTGGAGAGAATGCGTGGAAGGCGTTTGATTCTGGTGAGCCGTGGGCTGAGGTTGGTGATAAGGTTTATTTCAAACGCCATGTTGCTGACCGAATAGAAGATAGGACAGATATGGTTAATAACAAGCCACAGGAGTATTTTCTGATGTCTGATGAGAATGTACTTGCAGTGATAGAGGAATAATTATGTCAGAAGAAAATTTAAAGACTGAAGAAAATGATGAAATTGATATTGATGCACTAGAGGACAATATTGATAAATCTCAAATTGAAGATGTTGTAACAGAAGATGACTTAGTTAATGAGCCTGAATTTGACCTCGATGAAGCACTAGATAGTTTTGCGCCTGTTTCATTAGAAGGAAAGATTACGCCCGAAGAGGCCGAGGAAAAGGCTGCTGAACGTGGCTGGCGAAAAGATGGGAAGGATAAGTTTGGACACCAGATTTCAGCGATAGAATTTCTTGAGAGAACGCCATTATTTCATAAGATGGACTTAATGCGCGGTGATATTGAGTCTCAGAACAAACAGATTAAAAAACTCACTGAACAGAGTAAGAAAATTGCCAAGAAGTCAATAGAGGACAAGGCAAGACTTGTCGAAGAGTTTAAGGCTGAAAAAGAAAAATTATTAACCTCAGAATTAATGGATTCTGATGATATTAGTAAATTAAAAATACTTGATAAGCAGATTGAAGAAAATACGGTTGTTGATACGAGTGATGATGAGATTATCTCAAATTACGAATCTGTAAAAGATGATTTTATAAAAGATAATGATTGGTACAACAGTAATCGCCCGATGACAGCCCTTGCAGACGTATTGGGTAAGGAATTTGCTGAGGACTACTATAAAAAGCACAACACGCTGCCTGATCCTGTGGACTTGTTTACTCGTGTTGTTGAAGAGGTTAAAAAGGACTTCCCTGATATGGGAAAGGAAAAAAGACAGACAAGAGTTAATAACAGTAGGAACAGGACGGTTGCGAACAAACCTGTCAACAATAAGAAAACTATAAGCGATTTGCCTGAAGACCAGCAAGCCGTTGCAAGATTAGTAATGGAATCTGCTGACTTGTCAGAAGAAGAATACATGAAATCATACGAGGTGTAGAAGATGAAAAAACGCGGAAGACCAACAAAAGAAAACATGACCGAGGAAGCTTCACAAGAGACTCAACCAAGACCTACACCATCAACAAGGGCTAAACGACCCCGTAGAAGTGCTGTAGGCGGTGCAGGTAGTGGTGGCGTGCTTAATGTATCAGGTGATAAAGACCCGAACTTTAACTACCGGGTAGTTAATGATGAGGGCAGTCGTGTTGATGTGATGCGAAGTTTTGGTTATGAAGTTGTGACTGATGATTCTGTTAAATTCAACTCAGGATATGAGATTGGTACAGGTTCTTCACATTCAGTAGTTGTTGATAAAGGTACGGGTAAAAAAGCTATCCTGATGCGACAACCAATGGAATTTCATGAAGAGGACAGAATTAAACGCGCTAAGATGATTGATGATTCTGAGAAGTCTATGTTCAGAAAACTCGAAACAGAAGAAGGGCGCTACGGCGAAGTAGAGCAAACTAATTCATTGGCAAAAGGCACAGATGATTGATTTATATTGACATTTAGTCATATAATGATTAAATAGATAAAAAGAAGCGTCGGTATGGATGGAAAAGTACCGAATTGGTTGAAGATTTTTGTAAGAAGGCTTACGCACAATAGAAATCTCCAATATTAATTCCAAAGAAGATAATAGCCGAAAGGCAACTACTTTTTAATTTTTATAGGAGAATATTCTATGGCTAATGTAAACCGACCAAATGGTGGAACGCCAATTGGTACGTTAAGTGGTTCAGATTGGTCTGCTTCTGTTGAAGCAATCCAGGCTGATGCTACACACGCAGCTATCGGTGTAGGTGATCTCATCGAGATGACCGCTGATGGCTACCCCGATATTTTAACTGCCGGTGCAACTGATTCAGGTGTTTTTGGGCTTGTTGTTGGTATCTCTCCGGCTGGCGAAGGCTGGAATGCAACAATTGGTACTTTTGGTTCAAACGCACTATCTGCAACAGAGCCTACCCTTGTTGGTGATGGCACTCGCGTACTAGCAACAAATACTGAAGGTACTTTGCTGGTAGCAACCGCACCTGATTTATTAATGGTATTTCAGGAAGATGGTCTTGTTGACCCTCTTGAGCATGTTGATATTGGTGGAAACGTTGATATTATCAATGGTGGCGCGGTAAGCAATTCAGTAATGATGCTTGATTCAACGTCAAACGCAACAACAGCAACCCTCCCGTTACGACTTTTAGGTCTGCATAACACACCAGAAAATGAATATGGTGATGTTAATCCCGCTACACCTTGGGCTAAATGGAAAGTCACTTTCGCTAACCATGCTCGTAGTGGCCTGGCAGTAGGTATTTAATCATGGCTAATATTAATACTGGCAGTTTTGCCAAAGCACTAGAACCTGGTGTTCAAAAATGGTACGGCGATAGCTACAAGCGCCGTGAAGAGCAGTGCAAAGAGATTTATGAAACACGTAAATCAAAACGCGCTTATGAAGAAATCATGGGAACATCATGGTTCGGTATGGCCGCAGTAACCCCAGAGGGATCACCTGTTCCATACGATACTGCTCAGCAAGGTTTCTATACACGATTTACACATCTTGATTACAAACTTGGTTTTATTATCACCAAGAATGCAATCAACGACAATCTGTATATGGAGTTAGCTGAGGCGCGCTCTAAAGCATTGGGTCGCTCTAAACGCGTTACTCGTGAGACGGTTGCAGCTAATGTGCTAAACCGTGCTGATACTACCGGATATACTGGTGGTGATGGCGTAACACTGTTTAATTCTGCTCATCCGAATAAAGCAGGTGGCACTTTCTCTAATATTCTTGCGACTGCGGCTGATTTATCAGAAGCGGCACTTGAGCAGATTGAGATTGATGTTGGTGCATGGACAGATGACCGTGGCTTATTGATTGCTGCAAGTCTTCGTAAACTAGTTGTTCCCCGTCAGAAGAAGTTTGAAGCTGAACGTATTTTAAATAGTTCACTTCGTACCGGCACTGCGGATAATGACCTGAATGCACTTGCAACAACTCGCACCATTCCAGAAGGTTATACCGTTAATCACTATCTGACAGACCCTAACATGTGGTATGTGCTTACAGATTGTGAAGATGGCATGATTCACTTTGAACGTGAAGCGGATTCAATCGAGGCTGATAATGACTTTGATACTTCAAACGTCAAGTTCAAGATTGAAGGTCGCGAATCGTACGGTTGGGGCGATCCACGCGGTATTGCTGGAAGCAATCCTGCCTGAGTTAAGTGATTGATTTATAAGGATATTTAGTAATACGGGTGCGATAGCATCAATCCCGTATATTTTATACAGACTTCTGAACTCGATAGAGCATAACGAAGGTTGACCCCCGAATGGGGAGGAAAATAATATGTCTACAACAAATTTTTCAGGGCCAGTAGCAAGTAGTAATGGATTTCAGAGTGGCTCAGGTTCAGTTTTAACACCGACAGCAGCAACAACACTAACATCAGCCGATAACGGCAAGACTGTTATGTTAAATGCCTCTGTTGGTTTTACTATTACACTTCCTGCGCATTCAGCAGGATTATCTTTTAAATTTATTACTGGTGCTGTTTTTGCTACAACTAATTTTGTAATCATAGCGCCAACTGCCGGACTTGATACACTAGAAGGCAGTTTAATCGTTGCAGGTGCAGTAGTTACTGTTAATGCCGCAGACCAGATTAACTTTGTAGCAACTGCTGAGAATATAGGCGATTTTGTTACTTTATTTAGTGATGGCGCTACATGGCATATATTTGGTAATGCGTTAAGTACAGGTGCTATTACAGCTACAGGTTAATTAGTGTAGTGTTTAAAGTGATACTGTATATGGGCTGCATTGTGAACAAAATATGCAATTACTAACTGCCGGTGACAACATAAGAAAGGGTCGAAAATATAATCCTGATGGAGGCTGTTATGGGTCGTGCTGATTACATGAAGCTGGGAGATTATAATGCAATCTCAGACAGATCTGGTAAAAAGTTCAAAGCTTCTGAGATGCGCTTGCAGTGGAATGGACTCTATGTGCATTACACCGAATATGAAGAAAGACATCCACAGGAATTTCTTAAAGGAAGAGAAGATAAGCAGAATGTTCCGTGGACTCGCCCTGACTCAAATGCAGATACGAATACGACAACGGTTGATGGCAAGACTTTATTCACTTTAAACTGTTCACCGCCTGTGAGCATACCCGGACAAGCAATACCCGGTTGTGCGATACCCGGTTGGTCGAAGGGTTACAAAAACCCGTTGTAGGAAATTATGACTCAGACATTTGTAGATGGTGATGGAAGTATAGATGCGACATGGCTGAATGCGGTTGATGCGCTGCTGAATTCAAGTCCTGCTGACCAATGTAGAACCGTTTGCGTTAAAGACTTCGGCGCGGTTGGTGATGGTTCGGCAGCGACAATACCTTTCCAAGCAGCTATTGATGCTTCTCCCTCCGGTTCGTTTATTAACATTCCAAAAGGCGATTACTTAGTAGACATATATAATCTAAATTATGGCGCTAAATTAATTCATTGGGTGAGTAATGGCGCAACACTAAACGGAGCAGAGTTTTTCAACGGAACGGTCGTTGACGGGGGGAATGGAGCTGTTAATAATGTCAATACTTTGGTTCCACTTAACAAACAGGTCGATGTTTATAGGGTTACAGGAAAACAGGATGATGCTGGTAAATTAAATGCCTTCCATTTTGAACTAGACGCCGGAAGTAACTCATCAGGCACAGAACCAGTACGCGGTTTAATTGGGCGTGTAACAAATACCGATGGAAGCGGAGAAATAAAGGCTATAAGAGTTGGCGCGTCTGACTTAGGAACTGCTGGCGCAACTTCATTAGTGGCTATCTCAGCGGATGTTAGACCCAATGCCAACACTTCTAATGCGTGGGTTGTGCAGTATTCAGAACAAGCAGACGCCGGTGTAAACGATAAAGTCACTGGAATTAATTTTGACACCTTAAATAATAATAGATGGCTTGAGGGAATTAATTTTCAACAGGGAATGGAAGTTTCTGATGCATGGTTTCAGGCATCAATCACCCCTGCTGGTAGTCCTAACGGGCGTTTTTTAAAGCTGAAAGACGACCCCGGCGCTGCTGTTATATTTGAGGTTGATAACACTGGTCAATGCAGAAGTACTAACGGGTTATATGCTGGCGAGTTTGCAAACGGTATAAAGGTCACTGCCAGTACAATAGAAAGAACAAATGCTGCTGGCAATATGATTATACGGGCTGGCACTAATGCAGGCACAACGCTTACGCTTGGCGGCGGTGGGTTAGATGAGATTGTAGTATCAGATGACGGCGTATCAATCGGCGCACCAACAGGCGGCAGGCAGGGTACGGGAACATTAAATGCACAAGCTGTATATGATGATGGCGTTTTACTAACCGACTATGTTTATGACTTGTATTTTGATGGCGTATTAGTTGATAGTGATAATGATAATCATAAGGCGCTGTCCTTTAATATTGATTACTTTGACATTGATAAATATAGCGAATTATTTGAAGAAAGCAAGTCATTGCCAAACATGCCGACAAGGTCTGAATGGGAAGATAAAAAGGTAAGTGTTGGCGATTTAGCACAAAGATTATGGGAAGTTGTTGAGGTTCAATCTCTGCACATCAAGCAGCTAAATGACCGACTAAAGAAATTAGAGGCTGACTAATGTCCTCCCATAACCCACAAATACAACGCTCAGGTAATGACTAATGCCGACTGACGTACCACTAAACTTACTCAAAGGCGATAAGGTAGGTACAGAAACCGATTACAGAGATGCTCTGCCGGTGAATATGTCCGGTGTATCGCGTCCGATGTACGGCAGTGCTGGTCACATGTTGCTACAGCCCGGATTAACTGAGTACGGTTTGGGCGTTGGTATTGATCGCGGGGCTTTATGGAATGAGCGCCTGCAAGAGCATTTCAGGGTTTCAGGTGGTCAGCTAGTGAAGGTATCATCTAGCGGCGTATCGACTCAGCTAGGAGCGGTATCAGGGCTTAAAACCGCCTCCCTTCCTTATTCGTTCAACACTCAAGCTATTATCACCGATGGTCGCATGTGGTTGTACGATAAGACAAATGGACTGGTCGAGATAACAGATATCGATTTAGGTAATCCGATTGATGGCGTGTTTATTGATGGTTACTACTTTCTGACAGATGGTGAGTTTATCTACCATACTAGCCTAGCCAATGAATCTGCTA